AACTTAGAAGGTGCAGGATTAGAAGATCACTTAGTACGTACAATGACTCGTGCATTTGCAAACGACTTAGAAGATCTAGCAATCAACGGAACTGGAACAGGTTCCAATGCATTCCTAAACATCATGCAAGGCTTTACTGCTAAAGAAAACAACGGACACAGTGCAGCATTTGGTACAGACGTAGAAGATTTGCAAGCATTAGTTCTTGCAATGCCACGTAAGTTCCGTGCAGCACGTTCAAACATGAAGTTCTATGCTGATTCAGAAACAGTATCAGGAATCATCAACGGTCTTGGCTCTTCAGGTAACCTGAACAGCGAAAGAATCGTAGAACGTGTAGTTGGTGGACAAGAACCACAAATCCTTGGAATGCCAATCTCTTACAGAGTATTGGGTCTTCCATTGCTTGAAGTTCCATTGATGCCAACAAACCGTGTCGTCTTGACATTCCCTGAAAACCGTATTTGGGGTTTCCAAAGAGACGTAACAGTTCATCGTGAATTCAAACCTAAGAAAGACACTGTAGAATATACAGTATTCTTACGTTTCGGAGTTCAAATCGAAGAAACTGACGCAGTTGCATACAGTGCATAATTTGTACTGATCAATTATAGAGGGGAGCAGAAATGTTCCCCTCTTATTTATTTATAAATGATATAATAATTTAGAGGTGCACAATGGAAATTTTAAATTATAACAGTGGTGTATTAAGTGCATCTGTTTCAGGTTTAACTGCAAGCACTAACTATTTAATCGAACTTAATGATTTAATTACTGGAGAAGAATACTCTGCATCTGCCACAGCATTAACTTCTGGAACTGCAGTATTTTCCTTGCCAGAGTACTTTATACCATATACAGCAAAACTTGCTGCTTCAGTAAAAGAATTACAGTCTGAAGACTTGGTTAAAATGTTCAATATAGACTTAGTTAGACCATATGCAAATATAGCATCATTGGCTTCAGCATTTAAAATAACAACTGCTCAAGCAACAGAGTATGAAAGACTATCCAGATACATTATAGATTCTTATACTGGAGGATTTGATTACCTAAGAAAGAAAAAAGAATTTATTGGAACTGGATCAGATGAACTTTTAATAGATGAATTAATTACTGGAAAGATTTACAGTATTTTAGAAAATAACGAAGCCTTCTTTGACAGAGATCCAAACTTATATGATAAAGATCAAGAGTATGTTTATAAAAGACAACTTAGTGCAATTGTATATAATAAATCAGATGCTAATAATAGAGCAGAATATACAGTTGTATGGAGAGATAGATATCTAGATATTGAATTTGCTGATGGGTATGAATATTTAGTAGATGCAGAATATGGATGGAAGGTTATTCCACAAGATATTCAAGAAGCAGCACAAATATTAGTTCAAGATATTGTTGAAGATAATCTTAAATATGTAAATAAGTATATTGAATCATTTGATAATGATGATTTTAAAATTCAATTTTCAAAAGGCTATGCAAAGGATAGTACTGGAAATCGTATAGTAGATAGAATACTGGAGAGATACCAAAAGCCAATTCTTCCTGGAGTGTTGTAATGCTTCCTACCTCTAGTCTTAAAGATATCTTTTACCCAATGACTGCTGAACTTTATTATGCAGATAGTAAACAGGATGAACTTGGGGTAATGAAAAAATCTTGGGTATATGATAGAACTATAAAATGTTCTGCTATATCAATAACATCAGTAGGTACTAGTTTAAATGCTGAAATTAAAAATACAAATTCATTATTCGAACTTAATTCTGATATAGCCTTTAGAACTGGAGAAAATCTTCAAAAAAAGAAAAATGGAACATTTTATCCTATAACTGAAATACTTATAACAGATATTAAAGATTCTAATGGAGACTATGTTTGGGAAGACATACTTGGTAAAAGGGTACAATTTGAAATAAAAACATTTGTTCCTAACTATGATTTTAATCATAAAGTTGAATTTTATAGAGCATTTCTTGCTAGATCAAAGAAGCAACAAGAGGTACTATATTAATGATTAAAGTAAAGTTTGATACTAAAAAATTAAGCAAGACAATTAATAATATTATAGATTATTCAGATGGATTTATAACTGAGACAAAACAAAGTAAGGCAAAGATTGCTACAAAAATGGCTACAACAAGTGTTAATGTATTTTATCAATACCTTGATGGCCTTGCTCGTTTACATCCAGGTATGCTACATCATGTATATGAATGGGGTCAAATAGGAGATCCATCATCAAGACTATTTCAGTTAAGACTAAAATCTATAGCATCTGGATCTGAAGTATCTGCTGAATTACTACAATCAGATAGTATTAAAGATGGATCAAAAGAACCATTTTATGACAAAGCAACTATTATGGAATTAGGAGAAACTGTTACTATTACAGAAGATGAGGCACAAGCGTTATTCTTTGAAATAGATGGTCAAGAATATTTTAGAAAGGGACCTATCACGATTGCTAATCCTGGTGGAGAAGCAGTTAGAGGTGCTTTTGTTAATGCCTTTAATGAATTTTATTTAAACTACTTTCAAGAAATTTATTTAAGATCTATAAGGTTTTATAAGCATTTTGAAGATGCAAAAGAATATAAAAAAAATGTTAGAGTAGCAGCGAAAAGCCCTAATGCAAAAACTATTGGTAAAAACTCAGCAACTCAATGGATTGCTAATATTCCAGGAGATGATTTAATTGGCTAATTTCCCAATCATAATTCCAACTGCTGCTAGTCCACAGTTCTGGACAATGTCCGCTAGTGTTGCTGCACAAGATGCAACCTTAAATATTTTAAAGTATGCATTTAATGAATTAATTCAAAACGATGGATTTGATCAATATGGAAGAATTAAAGATACAAATGGAAGGACAGTAGTTCCTATTTATCCTATTACTAATGCTGGAACTCAGTTGCCAGAAGTTGAGGTAGAGAATAATTTAGTAATTATCTATGATGACTTTATTAAACAAAGATCAGGAAATACTAGATACTTCTACCCAATGAAAGGTATTCAATCTAGGTTTAAGGTAAGCACTGATGATTACGGCGTAACTAGGGCTATAACCAACAAACTAGTAGAAATTATAGATAGAGAAGATGCAGCAGCAGAAGACATAAATTCCTTCATGAGGGAATATTATGGGGGGCATCATAGAATTATGCTTCATTGCGTTAATGCCTATCAGACTACTTATATGAAAGATGCTACAAACTTAGATGATCAAAGAAATGTATTCTCTCAGGATATTATAATTAAAGCCGATTATCACCTTGTAAACGGTAGTTATAATTAGAAGTGAGGAACGCCCCCACTATTAAAAACTAGAGGAGGGAAATAAATATGGCTTATACTCGTGGAGATTCTAAACAAATCATTGTAGGTGCTGCCGCATTATTCATTGGTGATTATTCACTAGAATGGTACGACTCAGTATCTGCATATAAATTCTCTGCAAACACAGCAAGTACAGCAGGTCTTCCAGCATTCGTGTCTGCTACAAGTTTCAAAGAAACTTTATCATCAGGATCAGGAGACGCAGCATACTGGCAAAACGTTGGCTACACCATGAATGGTTTGGAAATGCAATTCCAACCAGATTTTGGTGAAGTTCAAGTTGATCAATTGCTAGACGTTGCACGTCTGTACAAACAAGGTATGTCAGTAAGTTTAGTAAAAGCATTTGCTGAAGCAACTTTGGAAAACCTTGTAACTGCTATCGCTGCAGACGATGATGATCTATCAGGTTCATCTTCAACATCTAACGGACAAGTCCTAGACTTGAAGTCTGGTGATATCGGTGACGTACCATTGGAACGAGCAATCGTTGCAGTTGGTCCAGGAACTGGTGATCCAAACGTTTCTAAAGAACGTGTTTACGTTGCAAACCGTGCACTCTCAATTGAGAATGTTACAGTTTCTGCAAAACGTGATACACCTTCTATGTTTGAAGTAACCTTCCGTTTGCTTTCAGCATCTAACGGATCTTATGGTAAGATCGTTGATCGTACAAACGCATAGTAATACAATTTCATAAACACTTAGCCCATCCCCTTAAAGGGGGGTGGGTTTTGTGATATATAAAGTCTTTATTTTAAACCCTATTTATGCTATAATTTTTATAGAGTCTTAAGGAGGCTTATTAATGGCTACAAGTGTTTATGAAGTTGTAGAAGTAGAGTTACAAGACGGAACAAAACTAGAAATGAAACCACTTAAAATTAAAGTTTTAAGAGATTTTATGAAAGAATTCCAAAAAATTTCAGATGAAAAAGTTGCTGAAGATAACATCAAGTCTATGGATCTATTGTTAGATTGTGCAGTAATTGCAATGAAACAATATAATCCAGAACTTGCAACAAAAGAAAAATTAGAAGAAATTGTAGACTTGCCAACAGTTTACAAGATCATTGAAGTGGCTGCGGGTATTAAGTTGAACGACCCAAACGCACTGGCAGCGGCTCTAGTTGGGACGAACTAGATCTCGCTGACCTAGAGTCTCGAGTATTTCTTCTAGGGTCCTGGAAGAATTATGAAGAGATGGAAGAAAGTATATCAATACCAGAATTGGTAGCGATAATAAATACCAAGAATAAAGAAGACTATGAAAATAGAAAATTCTTGGCCGCAATGCAAGGTGTTGATATAGATAAAGGCAGTTCGTCCGAAAGTCAAGATGCCTGGGAAAGAATAAAGGCAAAGGCTTTTAGTGGTGGTAGAACTTCGGATCCAAATGATATTGTGTCCCTTAAAGGACACGCTGCTAAAAGAGCAGGGTTTGGAATTGGAGAAGGTCTAGACTACGAGGTGATTGATTAGTGGCAGAGATTATTAAAACTAGTATTGATGTTGACATTAACACTAGCGGTGCTGCTGCTGAACTTAGAAGATTACAACAGCAAATTAATGCTTTTAATCTTACTTTAAATAGAAATCAAAAAACTCAAGGTCAGGCTTCAAAAGTTTGGGCAGAAAGTCTTGCATCAGCCGTTAATCGCACTGGAATGTTCAGGGCCGAAATGGTTAAGATGCAGACTTCTGCTGCTGCTCTTGATTCAACACTTAGAAAAGGCCAAGCAACACTAGGACAATTTTTTAGTGCCGCCTTTAATAAAAGAAGTGCAATGGCCGCAGAGACTTTTGCTCTGGCTGCAGAACGTGCACGTACTATGCAAACCCAGTTTATTGCAACTGGGAAATCCGCAAAGGGCATGCAAGAAGCACTTGCAATTAGACCTCTTTCAGCATTCTCATCTGAACTTGCTGTATCGACACAAAGAATGCAAATCCTATCGTCTATGTTTAGACAAGGTACAACTCAATTAATTAATTTTGGTAAGAATGTTCAATGGGCTGGTCGTCAACTTATGGTTGGGTTTACAGTACCACTTACAATTTTTGGATCAACAGCAGGTAGAGTATTTAGAGATTTAGAAATGCAATCAGTTGCATTTAGAAAAGTTTATGGAGATATTTTTACAACTCCAAAAGAATTACAAGATAATTTAAAAGCAGTAGAAGGACTAAGTAAAGAGTTTACTAAATATGGAGTTGCGGTAAAAGATACCATGTCTCTTGCAGCACAAGCAGCAGCCGCTGGTAGAAGAAATGGTGAACTAACAGATGCTGTAACTGAATCAACAAGATTAGCAACACTAGGTCAAATGGATCAAAATGCTGCCTTAGAAACAACTATTGCACTACAAAGTGCTTTTAGATTATCTGGACAAGAATTATCAAATACTATTAATTATCTAAACATGGTAGAAAACCAAACAGTTGTAAGCCTACAAGATATTGCTAGTGCAATTCCTAGAGTAGCCCCAGTAATTCAAGGATTGGGTGGAGATGTAAAAGATTTAACCGTGTTTTTAGCAGCAATGCAAGAAGGTGGAGTAAGTGCTGAACAAGGTGCTAACGCATTAAAGTCAGGTCTTGGATCTTTGATAAATCCAAGCAAAGAAGCAAGCGAACAACTTGGTGCTTTAGGTATAAATATTAAATCTATAGTTCAACAAAACCAAGGCGATTTAATGGGAATTGTTACAACATTTTCAAAAGCATTATCAACACTTGGAGAATTTCAGCAACAACAAGTTTTAGAAACTCTTTTTGGTAAGTACCAATATGCTCGTTTAGGTGCATTGTTTGAAAACATTATTAGAGATGGATCACAAGCACAGCAAGTAATTGCTACCATGGGATATACTACAGAGCAATTAGCAGCAAGTGCTGAAAAAGAATTAAAGGTAGTAGAACAAGCATTTAGTGTTCAACTAATTGCGG